GGGCCATTATTGTTCAAACCGCAATTTAATTTTGCGTCCCCGCGTTGCCGTTGAGATTTTCTGAAATTCGTCATCCGTGCCCAATGCCGTTTCGTTCCAGTCTTCATCATATTCCGTCTTATACTTGACGGTGATGTCATTGTCGGCATTGGTTTCCTTTACCCATGCTTGAAGGTAATAGATGCGTTTTCGGACAGCGGGATCGCCCAAGTCCATCCAACGGGATTCCCAATGCCACGCTATCGGCGCAATGACATACTCGTTCACAGTAGGGCTAAACGGACGGTCTACATACAGCTTTGTAGCATAGTTGCCGATGATAATCCGTTCTTGCCAGTCCCCGCCGGTAACCCTGCCGAAGATGCGACAACCGGCCAGACCATCCCCGAGCGTCTGGAACGTTGCAACACTGTCAGTAATATCCGTAACTCCGCCCGCCGTCACAGTCCCGGCCAGTGTGGCATACCCTTCGTTGACAGAAGCCCCGTCGTTGTGCCCCACCGCAAGCTCATGAACATACCCCTGCCGTGCCCCAAGAATCGCATACTCGTATTTGCTGTTCCGGTATCCCGACAGGAAGTCGAATCCAACGTCCCACTTTGCCCACGCGCCGGTAGTCTCATCGAACGCCAGCGTCACGGTGTTCCGCTCTGGCACATTGGGCGGTAGGGCCGTCGAGGGGATAACCGCGGACGATTCGGCGGCGTAGAGTGCCGCAATATCATTGTCGTCCGCCGAACCCGTGCTATACCGCACATTCTGCATCCGCCCGTTAAAGGGGTGGATGTTCTTGCCGGTCTGGCCCAATACAATTGCCACAGCGCCATTGCTCAGAGATGCAATAGTTCTAGTGGTTTCACTAGCACCATTGACATATAGCTCAATGTCGTTTGCGCGACGGACTACCGCAACATGATACCAGGTATCATCGGATAATTCAGTCGTGCTTTCAACGGTAGTTGTTCCTTCCCTATATTGCAGCACACCATCATTCTTAACAGAAAGAGCATAAGCTACATTATAAAAACAGAAGATTATCGAAAGGTCCCCAGAAGTTGCTGGTAACGCATTTAATTTCACCCATGCGGATGCTGTAAATGTGTTCGGGTCGGAGATAATCCTAGAGAATGTATCAGCTATGGACGATAACCCATTGAATTCCAGGCACAGCCCACGGTCACCATCTACTACCCAATCGCAGTTCCTATGCCACAGATTCGCGGTAGGCCCAAGCGTTCCTACGTTGTTCAGTCTCTCGCCTAGACCTTCCGTTAACGGCCAGTGCATATCCCATATAACTGCCATTAGTCCGCACCCTCGAAGCTCAGTAAATAACGCCCCGTCCGGCTGTCGTATACCCCCGTCGAATACACCTGGCGCTGACGCACAAGCGATTCAAATAAAGGACGCTGGTTCACGCTCATGGGCTGGACTTCCAGACCACCCGTCAGCATATACACCCCGTCATGACTCAGGTAATACAGCCCCGCGGGACCTGCGCTGATCGTATGACCGCTAACACAACCAAACCCGTCAACCACCTTCCTGACCTCAAACGTCGTAGCCCCCGTCCCCGTCAGGAAATGGATAGAATGCTCCTTGAAAATCAACAGCCCGCCATATGCAGACTTCAACCCGGTAATCTCGTCACCGCCCCCACGGTCTACCAAGATCAGGTTTATCGCCGGGAAGTCCGTGTACGCGCTCGCTTCCGAATACCGCAACCCGCTGGGGTAGGTACTGGAGTTCGCGAACCACAACCGGCCACCATACACTTCGCAGAATCGGTGCGGGTCCACATGCCCCCGGTTCTCGTTCAATACCTCATTTGTGTTCATCGATGAATCGGGGGTAGTGTCTGTATAGTTTGTGGTCGTATTATCGTTGATGTCAGCGAGATAGCGGTATACCGAACCGCCTGCAACCGTGCGGTAAATACGCCGCTGATTCACCTGTGGATTGCTGCTTACGGGAATGTTGGTTAAATCCACTTCCTGATTCGTAACCGTAACCGACACATAATCGCTCGCAAACGATTCTGTGCCGTCTCGACTGTTGCGATAGGCCACCCGGTATTTGTAGGTTCCGTTGGGATTACTGGCATCCCCCGCCGCGGCACTTGGGGCAGATGACGGCGTTTCTATGGTTACGCTCTGCGGCTTCTCTGCGCCATCGTATTTGTAGTTCACGTCAAGACCGTTGCAGAAAATCAACCGGTCTTCCAACTGCACCCAACTGAACAATGCGGATTCGCCCACGGCGTCCAGCCGTTTAAGAAACGTTGCCTCATCCCCCTGTATGCTGAATATCCCGCTTTTGGTACAGACGACTATTTCCCTGTCCCATGGCGTCTTTCCAGTCTTCACCTCATCATATTTCAGGTGCCGCGACATAGGAGCCGTCATCAACAGGCGAGGGGGATACTGCGGATACACCACCCCTTCGCTCGGATAGGGCCGCGTACTGTCCGCTTTCAACGTAATATCCGCACCGCCCTGCACTTCATCGTTCGTGAAATCATACCCGTCAAACCGCCAATACCCTTTCAGGTTCACATTCTTGGTATCACTTAGAATCCTGTCGCGCCATGCCTGGATCTGTGCCCCACTACGGGCAACGTCCCACAATCGCCACTCGTCCAACGTCACCGGCGCGTACTTGCCAGACACATACCCCGTATCGTTGTATTCCGCGCCGAAGTACATGCCGTTGTCGCTGGTAACGGAGGTAGACGGTCCCGCTTCATCCGCAACCCCGGTCGTGGTGTGGTAATGTTCACCGTTAATGAATAACAGAATAATGGTCCCGTTTCGAACCAATGCAACATGCACCGGACTACCCGGCGTCACGTCGTATCCGCTGTCAACCGCAACGTCTGTGTCTGTGGTTGCCGTGCTGTAGGAATAGTAGAGGCTATGGTCTGCACCCGCGATGTAGATGCGGAACGGATACCCCACAGCCGATGCCCCGACCATGCCATCCCCGATATGCACCACCGTAGCCACAGCACCGTGGTTCGGGTTGTCCAACCGTAACCATCCTTCGATGGTCCAGGTCTTGCCCGTATTCAGTATTGTGGAGAAATTGCTATTGTATGCCGCACTGGCATAATCGTCCGCCCCGTCGAATCGGATACTGGTCCCGTAGTCTTCCTGTAACGGGACCATGCCCGTGGTGGGGCTAGGGCCAGCTACATACGCATACGCATGGTTCCGGTTAATCGACAGATCGTCATACACCGATTCGCGGGATTCATTTAGACGCCAATATCCCACCAAATCCGTGTCCATGAGATCCGTTTGGTTCAGTTCCCAAAACAATCGGTCTTTCGTGGCGGTCCAGTTGAAATTATCCGTCCAAAACCGCACTTCATCTACTATAAAGTCAATCGTCTGGTTCCCTGGCGTGGCCCCCATTGCCGCGCCAATGTAAATGTCCCTGCTGCTCGGGTCTAATGTATAACCCGTGCCATTCGATGATAAGGAATAATCCACCCCGCAACGGGGAACCCCATCAGAAAAAATCTGTCCGCTGATAATGTATTTCTTGCCAGCCTCAATAGACACAATTGCCCACACATCCCGCAATGTACTGGTCGTATCGTAGAACCGGAAGTATATTTGCCTGAACGTCGGGCTATACCGCAACTCCCATCCCGTTGCGGTTCCATAATCCATGTTGCCTATCAGGGGGCAATCCACAGCCGGTAACGACGTGAACCGAATGCCCATGCTAACCGTAAACCTCCGACCCCAATCATATGCGGTAATATGCGGAATCACGATGCAGGCATTCGTGGTAGAGTTCGAGATGTGCTGACCACCCTCTTTAATCGAGGTCCCGTGCATCCGCGAAAAGCCCTTGCGCTTCTTGATTGTGTACCGCTGGTAATCGCAGTTCTGCGCATCGGGAGACACGTTGTCCGAAAGCACGTCATCCGCGTGCAAGCGGTCTTCCCCGGCAAATCCTTTCACTAACGGTTGCGCTGCAAGACTCATTAGCTCAGTTCCACTATCCTGTCAGACGTTACATACGTTTCTTCCGAGATGATGCCCATGTCCGCCAGGTCCTGACGGCCCACACGAAATATCTGTCCCATAATGGGCTGGTCCCGCATCCACGCCGCATCAAGCATTTCCTTAAACGACAGGTATTCCGACTGCCAGTCAGACGCCTTGTTCTGCCGCTGTATCGCCGCGTAAATCCCCTGCACAAGCGTCGGGTCAAGGTGGGAAGGCACATCAACGTTATCGTCTATCGAGGTTACTTTCGAGGGGACCCGGTAATAGAGATAGCTGATTTGGTGCGATTCATCCGGGTACGGTTCAATCACAATTTTCGGCACATACGAGAAGTCACGCCCAAGATTGGTCACAAACTGTGTCCATCCACGGAACGTGGTCAACGCACGCCGCTGATGCACAAACCCCGCATCCACGCAAAGCAGTTCTTCCTCGTCGGTCAGGTCCCACAACCGCATCACCTTTTCACAATCCGATGCCAGCGTGTAATTCGGTTCATATATCGTATAGGTCGCGGCGGTATCCGTGGTCCCCTTATAGGCAATGCTCAGGGCCAACGTCTGCGCCCCGGTGTCCACAGAGTTAATCAGATATTCTTCCCCGCCGCTGATGCGAATCCGCCGACCGGCCATTGCCGAGGTCCACACCGTATCCGTACCCGTCACCGTTGTACTGGCGTTCGTTACCGCAACCGTCCCGGTCGTGTACGGAGCCGTGGTAGAGAACCGTGCTTCCGTTAGCCAGAACGTCCAGAAACCCCGCGTGCGGATCTCATCCACGATACGGTTGACCGTGTGGATGAACCCCCGCACCGGAGCATTCTTCGGAAGCCAATCCGCGACCTGCTTATACAGGTAATGGACTGCGGTTCCCTGCCCCACACTAATCGACGTGGTTGTGAATGTGTTACCCATTAGTCTGCTACCGCCGTAAAGGGTTGACCGTGAATATCCTTGAAACCAGCCGGACACTGCGCCCACAAGTAATAGGCACTACCATCGTCCAAGAACAAGGTCACTTGACCGGAATCGTTTGTCCGCTTACCTTCCGCGACCACCGTGTTACCAGCGGCGTCGGTTGTGATCCATACTGTAGCGCCGGGTACGCCCACACCGTCTTCCGCAATGGTGATGGTGCATTCATCCGCGCCACTGCCCGATGCTCCCGATACACTAGACACTTTTGCATCAAGGTAAGAACCAAACGTGCCCCCAGTCGTATGCCCCGACTGCGCTTCATCCCAAACCGCATCTGCAATATCGCCCACGGTCAGACTGGAGCCGCCAAGATCCAATGCCGCAAGCGCGGCATCCATCTCTGCTTTTGTTGGGCCGTCATAGTCTGCAAGAGCCGTGTCTACCTGAGTATTTACATCAGCCGCAGACAGGTCATTCAGCCCTGCTATCGACGCATCCAGATACCCGATATTTGACTCCACTGCATCCGCCGCCGTACTGGAAGAACTGATTTCCACCGCATCCGATTTCAAATAATCCGTACCTGCAACCATCGCGTCATACACATTCGCGGGTACAACAAGAAAATCTTCCCAACACGGGAGCACACCCGTTGCCTCGAACGCCACCCGCAACGGCCCAAGCGTGCCTGTATCGGTCGTGCTCAACGTCACCGCGTAATAACCATTTATCACATGCCGCCAGTACCCGTCCCCCGCTGAATTGGCAAGCGATACGTCAGCTTTCGTCACGCCCTTGATTACATCAACGTCTATCCCTGTCGCGTTGTAGGCTACGGATTCTTCAACAGCCTTGAAGTCACCGTCATCAATCAACGGGCCGATAAGAACATCAACTTGCGTGCTCTGTTTCAGCACCCTCATATTGCCATCCTCTTTCTACGGTAGTACCACCACGGATTCCCCGCTGCAGCTCCCCCCGTGTACTCGACATTCAGAAT